TAGTGTGCCGTCTTTCATTTTATGCGACGACCCTTTATGCTCTTTACCATCTTTTGTATAATGCTTAACGCCCTTCATAACCTATCTCCTTAAATTACACTGCATAATATTTTTTATGATTGCGACCTCTAAACATCTGTATATCATCTTCTTCATCACTTGGCAAGCGAATAAATCCACCCTGCCTAAACCTTGCCAAAGCTAAGGTCGTAGAGTCAACCAAGTCATCATTGGCGCCTGATGGAAAATCATTACATTCCTCAATAACTTCGCGCGCCCAACGTCTGTCTGGAGCCCAAACAACACCACTACTGAACAAATCGCTAACCGCGTTAACGCGGCTAATCTTATCTTGTCCCTTACTTGGTGTAAACTCTCCAACTGGTATCCCCATACGTCTAAATTCTTGATATAAAGCCGCCCCGTTTGACTTTTTTTCTACAATAAACGAGTCAGGTTCCCACTCTTTGTACTCATCAATGCATAGTTGCTTTAATTCTGGAAATTCTAACCGTTCTTTTACTGCATTTAACAGTATTATATTATAATTATTAACTTCTTCGTTAAAAAACACACCCCACGTAGTTAACGCATTATAATCAGCTCTATTATTCTTCTCCTGTGCAGCATCTAGCGTCATAATAATAAATTCACAGCTAGGTGGGTCTTCTTTTTCCCATATATTCCACCAATCACGCTTAATTAACGCGCCTTCTTCTGATGTTGGGTTTTGCAAGTACTGTGCATTCCAATATCGTATATCTAATGCCGCTTTTTTGCTTTGTAGCTCCTCTAAGGGCCAAAACTCAGGCCATAATGACGCTTCATTCCCGCCCTTATCCTCAATTATTGCTGGAAACTCAACAACTTCCCAGTCATCTACATCTTCATTCTTTACCATTTGGTTAATTATCTGTCCTGTCAAGTCTAATTTAGACCATCTAGTCATAACCACTATAATTGCACCGCCTGGCATCAACCTTTGTATAGGTCCTGATTGAAACCACTCCCACGCAGGGAGAAATACTTCTGGTTTACCTAGTTTTGCATCTTGCTCAGAGTGTGGATCATCAATTATAAATAAGTCTGCGCCCCTACCAGCAAGAGCGCCACCAACGCCAATAGCAAAATACTCCCCATTATAATTAGTGCCCCAACGAGAAGCGGATTTGCTATCCGCCTGAAGTTCGACGCCAGGGAAGATGTCCTTATAAGGGTCTGAACCCACCAAATTTCTGACTCTACGACCAAAATTAACCGCGAGGTCAGCCGTGTGAGACGCCATGATAATTTTTTTGTGCGGATACTTGCCCAAAAACCAAGCTGGCGCCAAATAAGATATAAGCTCTGACTTACCGTGACGCGGGGCAATATTGACAATGACTCTTTTTTTCTTGCCGGCCGCAATTTCTTCAAAAATTCTAGCCAATTTTTCATGGTGCGCTCCTACTTTATACCCTGGATAGACATGGTGTACAAAATCTAAAAAGGTGTTTTGTCTGTTAGTTAATTGTGTTCTGCTTTCTAGTGCATCTAAAAGATGTAGCAGTTCTACTTGTTCGTTTTTTGGCAGTGAGCTTAAATTAGCTAATGCTTTTTGTAAATCAGCTTCATTAATTCCAGGTATATTAATCGTCATCTGTAGGTGTATCCAGATCTTCGTGTTTAATAGAACCCAACTCTTTTTCTACTTCTTCAAAGTCAGCGTCAACTGTATAGCCGTGTCCTAATATTTTAAACAGTTTAGATTTAATTTGGTTCTGCAGTTCTTCTGGATCATCGTTTTTAATAACTACTTCTGTTTTTTCGCTAAACAACCCTACGTCTGATATTTTTCCTAGTAACTCTAATGCTTTCAATCTATGTCTGGGATCAGTAAGCCCTGTATCTTCTATAAGTTTGTTTGTAATAAACCTACGGAGCTGCACAGCTTCTTGCACTACTTGATGATCATAATCCGAAAGCATTGCATACAAATGCTGCACTGTAGCTGGAGTATTTAAAGCTTTGTTTATTGTGCTGTTTGGAGTTGTCTTGACTTCGGGATCTGTAAAAGCTTTAAACAGTTCTTCAGCTTCTATTTTTTCTTGACTGCTTACAGGTATATCCGCTCCGCCATCAACTAAAACTTTAGCTGTAGTCGTAGCAACTTTTACTTTCTTGTCAAAAGTGGTTGCTTTCTCGTCATCGTAATCATCGGGCAACGGCTTATCAATTTCAGGTTTGATTGTAATTGACATTCTTTTTCCATTTTCGTTTGCGCATAGTATGCGTTGTTGACCCAAATATATATTATTTGTTCTAACATTTCAAGTGTTTATTTTAATATGCTAGGCCTAAACAATACGCAAAAAGCAATAACAAAAACATTATGTATATAGATATATTTTCCATAATTAAATATTACATCTATTTAAGTTTTGATGTGGTAGTGAGAATCATTCTACTTTTTCATAGCACTGGACCAGTGTTATGAATTTTTTGCAAAATATTTTTTTCAAAGCCCTTTTGTTTTGCAGGGGGGTAGGTGCGCTATACAGTGTCAAGTTTAGTTATCGATTTTATAAAAATTATATATTATTTGAGCATATTACTATGTATAGGATGTATCAGGAGTCCCTGATGACCGTTGTCTACATGGGGGGGCGGTGGGTGTGTTACCTTGACATTGTCCACCATTGCTGTATAATTGGGTTTATCGGTTGAGCAATTACGCCTAGCCGTTCCCAAATTCCTAAATTCAGGATTTTGGGATTAACTTTAGGAGATATAAAAATGTCACAATCAAAACAAGCGGGACCAGTTTTACTAGTATTATCAGACTCTCAGAATGATTCATGTATGAGTATTGCTACTAAGCTCTCAAGCTCTGTTAACGCCGTTGAAGATAGTATTCAGGAGTCCGCCGTGCTACTAGGTACTGAGCCCAGCAAAGAGCTTTGGGAGTCAGTTATGCTCACTATTAAATCATTAATGGTCACAGCTCTTAACATAGCTGAAAAAACAGCTGAAAATAAAATGACCTCAGTTCGCAACGGCTTAAAAGAGTTAGGACTCGAGCGCCCTCAATCAGCTAAGGCGTTAGCAACAGCAAAAAAACGTGCTGAGTTAGAAGCAGAATACGCGCATATGAGTGACGCTGACCTCGCTATGTTAGCCGTAGACGTAATGGATAACGGCACCGCTGAAGAGCTCAACACAATCAAAAAAGTACGTAAAGAAAGAATTAAATCTAATGCCAAGGCTGAAGATTTAGATACAAAGGAACTTATCAAAGATTCAATTAAAAATATATCTGATTGGATTAAAAAAGATAATGACCTCGAAACTCAAAAAGTCAGAGCTGTTCAGCTAATAGCATTTATCAACAAACAAAGTTAACTTAGTTAACTTTCAAAAAAAGGCTACTTCGGTAGCCTTTTTTTTGGTCCAATGAGGACCGTATGACCGTATTGGTACCACAATACTTGACAGCAAAATTCGATCGATACTGGGTGGCTACAGTATTGTCCTGTGGATAACTGTATTATGACAGACTTTGTCCACTGTGTAGAAGTGTTTGAATAGGTGTTTGAATACAAACGCAGTGATAGCAAGGGATTACAGGCTATTCAAACATTATAACAATATAACACTTATAAATAGTCTTTAGAGTTATAAAATATAATATACATATTGTATATTTGTGTTTTTAACTGCTTTAACTTCGTAAGAGCAGTTTGCGCAGTGTAGTATTGTACAATTCATGTGTTTGAATGTCATTTTGCTTTTAAATCAAGCACTTACTGTGTTTGAATACAGATACTCATGTGTTTGAATACAAACTTATTCAATATAATCAATAACTTAATGTGTTTGAATAGGACAATAGTGTACCCACCACAAAGTTAACAAAGTTAATAAAATCAAACGCTTAACAAAATGACAGACATTGTCTACCCAACAGGACAAAAGTGTCAAAGAGGACAATAGTGTACATGACAAAGTTAACTTAGTTATACAACAGGACAATAGTGTAATACAGTATGACAGGTCAATAGTGTCAAATATATACAATATGTATATACAGTATGATAGGTAACAGGACAATAGTGTATATCAACACACCACAACTCGTATTCACAAAATCATAAATTTAGGAATTTGGGACAGAACAGGACAATAGTGTCACAAAATGCCTGCCTATTTTTTAAGCACCACGTAACTATGTTGACACCAAACAGGACAAAAGTGTATACTAATAATCCAACTGTAGAGAGGACAGGTATGAACATATTGAAACAACCCGAACCAAAAGATATTAAAGATTTAAGATTATCGATCGATTTAACGCAGGAACAAGCAGGCAATTTACTGCACGTGAACAGCAGACATTTTCGCAGATGGGAGATAGGCGAGAGCAAAATGCCATTAGCGTATTGGGAGTTATTTACGGTCAAGATAAGAGTGTTGAAAAACAAGAAAGAAAAAAGGTTGATGGCATGAGCACAGACACGTACTTTGTACCTGACACAAGCACCATAAAAAATCACAGACTGAGGGCTAAACTTACCCAAGATGAGTGCGCACGTTTGGTGTGTGTTACGCAAGCAACATGGGCAAGGTGGGAGAAAGGACAATGTCGCATACCTGCAGGGTTATGGAAATTATTTATAATAGAAACTAAGTACACTCACGAAGCTAACGAAGCTAACGATAAAATACCTAAAACAACCCTTCAGACACTCACTGACTCATGGGACGATGTACTTGACAATGTCAAGATATAATGCTATAATGGTGTTTAAGAAGTGGCAATTCGCCCCTTTATTTTATCAACATCTCAAATTCCCAAATTCAGGAATTTGGACAAGGAGAACGTAATGAGTTACGAAACTATTGAAGTAAGACGTAAGAAACGTAATTGGTATTTACTAGGCATAGTCATTGGCTTTGCGATTGGATTCTTAACAAGGGAGGTATTGGTATGATTAGGTTCATTTATGATTATCTACCAGCGTTTTTGGTGGGGTTAGTAGTAGCATGGATAAGCGCACTGACATACATAGTGTCACAAGCTGACGCTAACAAAGTGTATCACTGCCATGCAAAGAAAGGGTTTCTACTAGAGTCCTTGCAGGATAACAGTAGTATATTTGTAAAAGTAGAACCACCTGCATTTTGTATTAACATAGACGACAAGGGAGGTAAAAAGAAATGAGTAAACCTGTAGGCGCGAGGTGTAACATTAGATGGAAAGACGATGGAAAAGAATATCAGGGGTATATACATTTTGGAGACTACGATGATTTTGATGATTCCGAAAGTCATATATTCTTTTTCTGTGAAAACGAGAAAGAATTAAAGAACCTAGATGAAGAGTTTGAAATTCTAGATTATGAATTAGTAGAGGAGAACGCGTAATGGATAAGAAATACATAGTAGACCTAACAAGTGTAAGCGACCAATCAGAAGAAACCAAAACACTATTAGAAAATGCTACTAGAGAAGAAGTAACGAAGTGGATAATTGGTCAAGTAGAGGACGGAAACATACACATTGACATGATAGTAGAGGAGAACGCGTAAGTGAAGATGAGTGAACAAGATTGGAAAAAAGAACTTGAGGATTACTTAGCAGATAATCCTAACAAACTGTCATACCTAATGCCTGACAGGATTAGAAAAAATATGACACAAAAAGAACTTAACAACCACAACGATAAGGCTGTTGAGCAGATAATTAAAGAACTAACGGAGGCTAAAGATGAAACTAAAACGTGAAGATGTAGATTACATCTACGTAGACACAAGTGAGATGACGTTTAGAGTTGTTTTGAATGATGACAGAGGGGAAGATATTATTGTCAGTTCTAACAATATAGAGTTGAGCACCCTTGCTATTGATGACCTATGCGAAGATGTTTTGAAGCACATAGATGATGGTGGAGAACTTATACCTGTATCACCTATAAGTTTTGCTCCTGATATAAAACTAGAAGGAGAATAAAATGGGTAACGAAACCAAGTATAATGTTGAAGTTTCGATCAAGATTATAGGGGCCGAAACAGGTGAAATATGGGAAGAGTTTGAGGGAAAAATACTTTCAGACAAAACAATGTCTGATGTAACCAATGACGTGGATACTCATATGGAAGTGTTGCGCCAACAAACATTAGAAGCAGTTGAAAAAGATTTGTTAAACCAAAACAGATTTTGCATCAATGGCAACTGCGAAGACTAACGAAGTTAACAAAGGGTTATTATGAATCACGAATTTGAAATTATATTTACAAAGAGATACAAAATGATAGACGGCTCTGATGTGGGATACAAGCGAGCTGTTAATCTTATCAAGCAAACTTTAGTTGATGACGTTGAGATGTCACCCACGGAGTTAACAGAATTTCTACAGTTTCAAGACTATGAGTTTAGTTTTATACTACCGTACCTCGTAACTAAGAATATTCTAAACTATCGAAGAGCAGAGAATGACAAGCTAGTATATTTTAAAGTTAGACCTAACTTACTAAGCGAGATATTCTACCCACCACCTAGGTTTCCTGAGTGGTCAATTAAAAGTATTTACACTCACAAAGCTAAATAGAGAGAGAGGATTATCATGCCAAAGTTTCAATGTATCAAGTGTGGAACACACATACCAACATCTCGTCACGTGTTAGGTTACAAGACCTGTATGACATGTGGTGAAGAAGACGCAAAAAAGGTCAAGCATTGTATAGCGCCCATGCACAAATCTAACTACATGGTTTTTACAAGACTTGAAGATTTAAAAGGTATTAACAACAAAGGAGGGAATGTTAAATGACTTGACAATGTCTAGTTAGTATGCTATAATGTTATTAGAGAGTGAGAAATCAAGCGCTCTCTTTTTTTATCAACATCTCAAATTCCCAAATTCAGGAATTTGTAAACGAGAGGAGAAATATCATGGCAATTGGATTACATTTTGACCACAACTACAGAGTAAACACTTTTGATGAAGTGTCACATTTTCACAAAGCGGTGCGCTGGCACTCACTGCGCTCAAAAGATGTAGAACATATAGACAAAGCCTTTTATAAAGGTGCGAGTAAAAACACTAAATTGTTTCAAGGTAAATATCTTACTAAGGTAATAAACGAAGATATGGAAGAGTACTACACAATGTTTAAAGTGTTTCCAGATAGAGCAGTGGGTCGAACGGTCATTGAATGTATCAGGTACTACAAAAACTACTTTGAACTTCAAACACCTGTGTCTTATAACAGGTGCGCGCCAAGTTTATCGAATCATTTTCAAACTAGCATATCAGGTTTGCATTTTACAAACGTACCTATCAGAGAAATTGTACCTTCACCTTATCCATACGATGAGGTGGAAAAAACCAGGTATATGCATGTACACACGAGTGGAAAAACCTATCCTGTAAAAGAAGATACTATGTACGCGTTCAATTATGATTTGACACCAACAAATGTCGATCAATTTGAACCATTACCTAAGTGGAAAGTAAATCGTAAAGCGATAAACTTAATCAGAAAAAACTTCTATACAAACACTGTAGATAAAATTACAAGCATGTACAAGTTGTTGCCTGAACAACTGACACTTGAAGAAAAACGTAGTATGCGTGACGAGTATAAACAGCTAGACCCTCAAGATGACTATGCTATGTTTTTGTTTGCAACTTACAAAGTTAACAATTTATACGGATATCAAATCGCTACAAAGAAGCAACCTGTAGAGAAAATTATTGAATATCTAGAAAATACTATGAAGACATCAAAGCATAGACAGATACTTGAAAGAGTATAACAAGAGTACCAAATTCCCAAATTTAGGAATTTGGGCATTATTTTCAACCAAAGAGAGGATTTAGAAATGAATAATACTATTACTTTGAAACAAGCCGAAGACCTTATTGCATCAGTTGGTAAAGATGTAACGGTTCACATTAAAGGTCAACCAGGTATTGGTAAGTCTACACTACTGCAAACTTTATCAGCTAGGTTTGACACACACATACCTGTATATATTGATTGTGCTGACTTGGACCTAGGTGACTTGGCTATGCCTGCAATGAATCATGAGCAGAAAACAACAGCCTTCTACCCAAACGAACGGTTTCAACTACACCACAACAAGCCTGTCATTATCATGCTTGACGAGATTACCAAAGCTAACGAACCTGTAAAGAACATGCTATTGCCCGTTATGCTCGAACGTCGATTGGGTGCGGTCAAGTTTCACCCTGACTCGATTGTATACTCAACAGGTAACCTAACAACAGATGCGGTTGGGGACAACATGAAAGCTCACGCAAAAAACAGATTGACAAACGTTGAGGTGCGTAATCCCAACGATGATGAGTGGCTTGAATGGGGTATGAACAACGGCATTGCCGCTGAGATATTGGCTTGGGTTAAACAGTTCCCACATTGTTTGGCGTCTTACAAAGATGAATCACAAAAAGAGAACATGTATATATACGACCCACGCAAGCAACAAGAGGCTTTTGTATCTCCTAGGTCATTGGCCAAAGCGTCATTCATTGTCAATCAGAGGCATGTTTTGGGAGTAGAGACTACGATGAGTGCACTTGCTGGTACGATTGGTGAGTCTGCGGCGAGAGATATGTCTGCGTACTTCAGTTTGTCTGACGGTCTGCCAACCAAAGAGTCTATCTATGGCAAGCCTAATGAAGCTAAAGTTCCTGAGGACCCCTCTGCACGAGTTATCTTGGTTATGAGAGAGTTGATGACGATCAAAAAACAACATGTGGAAGCTTGGCTAACCTATATGCAGAGACTACCTATGGAGTTGCAAGCTTTGTTTGCTGTCAACATTATGGCAACTGACAAAAAAACCATGTTTGCAACTAACAAAATGTTTACCGATTGGGCAGTAAAAAACAATCAATTCTTTTAAGGAGAGTGAAGATGACGAAGTTAACGAATCCTAGCGATAGGATTACCAAGTCACACATCGCTATCATGCGTAGCAAGCAGTTCTGTATGTTTTCAGGAGTTCTTTCTATTGGCAAGGTGGAGATGACTGACAAGATACCAACGGCGTGCACCAATGGTAGAGATGTAATGTACAACCCTGAGTTCATTAACACTCTTAATGACAAAGAGTTGAATTTTGTAGTGTTGCATGAAGCTATACACAAAGTATATCAACACATGCACATGTGGAAAAAACTATTCAAAAAGAATCCACAACTTACAAACATGGCGGCTGATTACGTAGTGAACTATGCTATATACGAAGCTGATAAAGACAACTCTTTGACAGAGCTACCTCAAGGTGGTTTGTTTGACCTCAAGTATGCTGACATGACAACTAAACAAATATATGATTTGTTGGAAGAGTCAGGCGAAGAAACACGGTCTGGTCATGACGAACATGATTGGGAAGGTGCTGAGCAAATGACTGAGGAAGAAGTACAAGTCACGGAAAGGCAAATCGACCAAGCATTACGTCAAGGCGAAGTGTTACGTGGAAAAATGCAGGGTCACGGCAACCGAACTATTCAAGAGGTGCTGAAACCCAAAGTTGACTGGAAAGAACAGTTGCGAGAGTTCATTACTTCAACCTGCAACAGCAAAGATGTATCTAGTTGGAAGAGACCTCATAGAAGATTCATAGGACAAGATGTATATATGCCTTCTATAATCGGGGAATCAGTCGGCAACATAGTTGTAGGTGTGGATACATCAGGCTCAATATCTTCAAAAGAGGTACAAGTATTTTTGTCCGAACTTGTTGGTATTTGTAAGGACGTGAACCCACAAAGCGTTGAATTACTTTACTGGGGTCATTATGTTGTAGGTCATGAGACTTATGACAGAGGGAATTACGAAAGTCTGCTTAGTAGCACCAAAGTAAAAGATGGTGGTGGCACACGAGCAGGTTGTGTAAGTGAGTATATACGTGACAAGAGGTTAGAACCTGAAGCTGTAATTATGCTAACTGACGGTTGGGTAGAAGACTCTTGGGGTGCGCCTTGGAACAACCCAGTACTATGGGTGGTTACATCTAACAAGATAGCACCACAAGGTAAAACAATAACTTTAAAGGAGAAATAAAATGGGAATACATGTACCACAAAGGCATCTGTCGGGAATGATGCAACTTAAAGGAATATTTAATGTAGCAGGCTTAACGCTATCACAACGTAAAAACATAAAAAAGTTTTACGAAAGAGGTGATGTAAACGGTGAGTCTATAACTAAAACAATTGCTTACGACTTATGGCACAAGTATGCAGCGAAAACCCACCCTCATATAGATAATAAATGGGATGGTTTACATATTAAATACTTTTCTCTAGACCATAATATATGGGACTTATCGCAGAGGTATATAGCATTAGCTCGTATGCTACCTGATGAGCTGTGGCAGTCGTGGCAGTTAAGTCCTGTAAGAAATATGCTAGATATGTACACGGAAGTGAGAGAGAAAGCTATAGCTGACAATGAATCTGTTATGAGTTTTCAACTACCTGCACTTTCTAAGTATGTCACAGACAAACTAGACAACAAGTGTACATACACAGGTCTTGAACCTATAATCGCGCAAATACGAAATACTTGGGTTGCCATGCCTGAAGATAACCAAGGTTTGCAGATAGCAGAAGAAATGATAAGTGGTAAGAGAGAGCAATATGCGTTGGACTACATGAGCTCAAATTCCTAAATTTGGGAATTTGGGATTTAACTTTAATTATTAAAAGGATTTTATTATGGACAGTAGCATTGCATCAAGCGCAGTTCTTGTTGATTTAAATATATCTGTATGGACTGCAAGAAAGCTAGACAAAAGCGTATCAAAAGAAATTGATATAGACAAAAACACTACCACTAAAGCAGGCAACTACAACAAGCATTTGTTGGCAGGCGCTAGTGAACTTGAGAATATAACTAAATTATCAACGGAGATAAGAGATTGGCATACAAGACAGACATTGCCTTGGTCTGACACAGGTACCAGACTGTTACCCATGACAAACTTTTTTGATTACAAAGATCAACTTTCTGAGTATGAAGATTTGTTTCAGGAACGTGTAGATTCGTTCTTAAGTAATTATCCAAACATAATTACGGTCATGGCTTACAGACTAGGTAAGCTGTTTAATCGAAACGATTATCCTGACGTTGATGTTATCAAGCAACGGTTTAGTCTTAAGTATACAATTATGCCTGTCCCCGAAGCTGGGGATTTTAGAATCAGTGTTGAACAAGATATGAAATCTAAACTTGAAGACGAGTATCAAAAAGCTTATGACGAAAGAGTCAACAATGCTATGAGTGACGCATGGTCAAGAGTTCACAAGACAGTAGAACATATTGTGGATAGGCTAAGCGGTAACGACAAGAAAATCTTTCGTGATAGCTTGGTCAACAACGCTTTAGACTTGACTAACTTACTCACTAAGCTTAACGTGACTAAAGACGCAAAGCTTGAGAACGTTCGAGTGCAGTTGGAAAAATCATTGATGGGTGTAGACCCTGCTGATTTACGGCAACACGCAGATTTACGTGCTGACGTAGTTAACAAGGTTAATTCAATTATGGAAAATATATGAAGGTGTTTAATGTACATGCTTCGTACAATAGAATGACAACAGAAGAACAAAGAAAAGTATCTATACTTAAACTGGCACCTGTGAAAAAACACATTCAAGGTGTTGGCGTAAGAGACGATAAATACTTTGTTTTAGTTGAAACCGCAGTAGATGATGAATACTTAGCGTTTAGCTTAAGTCGTAAAAGGAACGTTGTATCAATAGCAAAAGCAGTTGAGGTTATTAAACGTTACTTGTAAGATCAACTATTGCAAGTACAATATTTGCATGGTAGCTAAAAAAGTCACAGAGAAATGGGTAAAACAACAAGTTGTTAACAAGTTAAAAGAGCTTGGTGCTTATTACTTTTTTCCTGTGGCTAACGGCTATATGAGCTCAGGTGTACCTGACATCATAGCATGTCACAGAGGCCTGTTTGTTGGTATTGAGTGTAAAGCCAACGGAAATAAACCTACCGCACTTCAACAAAAACATCTAAGAGATATATCAATAGCGAATGGTAAAGCGTTACTAGTTGACGAAACTAATCTAGATATGCTAGAGTTTTACATTAAAGGTAAACAAACATTTAATGTAGATGACAAAAAATAAAAAAGACATGGTAAACCACCCTACCCACTACACTAGTAAAAAGTGGGAAGTCATTGAAATACTTCAAGAATTTTTTTCTAAAGAACCCTTGCTGTGGCAATGCGGTAAATATTTACTTAGATGTTTACACAAAGAGAACGCGGTACAAGACCTTAAAAAAATGATATGGTACGCAAATAAATATATTGAGCTAAAAGAGAATGAGCGACGAAATAGACAAAGCAAATGACGAAATACAAAATAGAATTAATATAACTCTTGGCTCTATTAATACATCTATAGAAGAGAACAATACAGGTAAATGCATGTGGTGTGATAAACCTGTAGAAGATAAGAGAAGATGGTGTTCAGCCGAATGTCGAGACGAGCATACTTTATATGCCAACAAAGTATAACAAGACTGAAAGAATATGCATAGAATGCGGATCCCCCGCAAAGTTCTTTTATAAGGAGTGGTATTGCGGACACACACGAGATTTAAAAGGTGTGTGCAAGAATAAAAAACGAAAGGATAAACTTGAATCTACTAACGATTGACTTTGAAACGTACTACTCTAAAGAATATGGTTTAAAAAAATACACTACTGAGGCTTACATAAGAGACTCACAGTTTGAAGTTATAGGTGTTGCAGTAAAAGATAACAACAAAAAAACTATATGGTTTACTGGAACTCACGAAGAAATAAAATTATTTTTAAATAATTATGATTTTAAAAACAGTTTTGTTCTTGGTCACAACATGCGGTTTGATGGCGCAATACTTAACTGGATTTTTGATATAAGACCTAAAGGTTTATTAGACACCATGGGTATGGCAACCATACTTCATGGTCTAACAGAATCAGTATCTCTAAAAAACATGTCTAATTATTATGATCTAGGGCAAAAAGGTACTGAAGTTTTAGATGCATTAGGGAAACGACGCTCTAATTTTTCTCCCAACGAGTTAGATAAATACGGTTTGTATTGCATAAACGATGTAGATTTAACTCATGCCTTGTTCTATCAATTTTTTTATAAATTCAATAAAAACGAACTAAAGCTCATAGATTTAACTATACGTATGTTTACAGAACCAAAGATTGTGTTAAACAAAGGATTATTAATTAGACATTTAGCAGACGTGAAATACAAAAAAGAAGAGTTGTTAGATAAAGTAGCAGTAAGCAAAGATTCTTTAATGAGCAATCCACAGTTTGCTGAAATACTTGAAAGTTTGAAAGTTAAAGTGCCTATGAAGACAAGTCCTGCCACAGGTAATCCGACATTTGCATTTGCTAAAACAGACGAGGGGTTTAAAGCTTTGCTAAACCATGAAGATCTCTACATACAAGCAATAGCATGCGCCCGCGTAGGAAACAAATCTACTTTGGAAGAAACTCGTACAGAGAACTTTATACGTATAGCTAACAGAGGTACACTCCCAGTGCCTTTGAAATATTCTGGAGCAGTTGTATCACATAGATGGAGTGGGGTAGATGGCATAAACTTGCAGAACTTACCTCGCACATCACAGCTTAGACGAGCTATGTGTGCTCCAAAAGGTTTTAAGTTAGTGGCCGCTGATTTAAGTAATATAGAACTTAGGTTAGCTTATTGGTTTGCAAGGTCTAAGGACAAAGTTAACTTAATTAGAGAAGGTGTAGATTTATATAAACAATCAGCTTCTGAGATTACAGGTATAGATTATGACAAAGTTGACAAAGACTTACGTTTTATATTTAAAGTAGTAAATCTATCAGGAATATACGGTGTTGGTGCTATTAAAATGCATTCTATTTTAACTCAAGGTGGTGTAGAAAAAGATATAGGTGAAGTTAAAAATATTGTACACGCTTATAGAAGCGCTAATCCTGATTTAGTAAGAGCTTGGGGTGAGGCAGGAGACATGATTACTGCAGTGAAAGCAGGTCAAAGTTTTAGAATGGGAGCTAATAATATTATAGAAAGTGTTCCTAAAGAAGGCATGCTTAAGCCTAATGGAATGATGCTAGGATTACCTAACTTAAGGAAAATATTAACAGCAGATGGTAGAGAGTCTTGGGTGTACGATAAGCTAATGGGGCGCACTATAATACCTGAGTACATACATCCTGCAAAAGTTTTTCAGAGGTGTATACAATCGTTGGCACGTGATATAATAGGAGAGCATTTACTGCAGGTAGCTAAAAGATATAATGTTTTAATGACGGTGCACGATGAACTTGTTATGTTGTGCAGTGATGAAGAAGTAGAAGATTGTGTATCATATGTTGAGCAATGCATGACTACTGCTCCTTTATGGTGTTGCGATCTACCCTTAGCTTGTGAGATCGGAGTTGGGGATAATTATATGGATGCTAAATAATGAGCAAGTTTAAAACGTGGAGTTACTCAGCCGCTACAACTTTTGAAAAATGCCCTAAACAATACTACCACTTATATGTATCTAAAGATGTAAAAACTGACCCTAACCAAAAACATTTTCTTTATGGTAACGAAGTTCACAAAGCTGCGGAGCTATACGTTCGTGATGGAGTTAGTTTACCTGCAAAGTTTAATATGTTTCAGTCTATTTTAGACAAAGTTAAACGTATACCAGGGGATAAATATTGTGAGCATAAAATAGGTTTAACTAAAGATTTAGAACCGTGCGGTTTCTTTGACGACAACGTGTGGTGGAGAGGTGTTTTAGATCTATTGGTTATAGACAAAGATAAAAACTTAGCTACTGTCATTGATTACAAAACTGGTAAATCTAGTCAGTATGCTGACACAAGACAGCTATCTCTAATGAGTGTTGGAGTATTTAAACACTTTCCTGAAGTGCAAAATATTAAGTCTGCTTTAATGTTTTTAGTTAGCAAAGAGCTTGTAAAAGAAGATTACACTAGTGAAAAAATTGATGAAATGTTTGAGGAATGGAGTAAAATAACACATAGAATTGATACTGCATATCAAACAGAAGTCTTTAATGCAGTACCAAATTTTGGATGTAGATGGTGTCCCGTAGCTAGCTGTGCACACAATGGAAAATAATAATGGCAAGAGATTACAAAAAAGAGAACAAGAACTACAAATCAAAGCCTGAACAGATAAAATTACGTAGTGCTCGCAACAAAGCAAGGCGTCTAGCTATACGTGAGGGACGTGCAAAAGTTGGAGACGGCACTTCTGTAGAACATATTAAACCTTTGAGTAAGGGCGGTAAAAACACAAGAAAAAATACAAAAATAGTTTCCTTCGCTGACAACAGTTCTTTTGACAGAAACTCAGATAAATCTGTACGCAGGAACACTCCTGGAATATTCAAGAAAAAAACTAAAAAACCCACCACCAAAAAAACCACCAAGAAAACCACCAAAAAAACCACCAAGAAAACATAGTGCAACTTTAAAATTGTTGTGTTATGATATATAACGACATTGTAAACAGTAGTCTTTAAGTAGTTATAAATACTTTGGAGGTATTTTGGTAATGATTGAGTTTATTTTTGTATTAGTTATTAGCACTAGTCCTACGGTAGATAAGTGGGAGTATCAGGGTAACTTTGAGTCATGCGAGATTGCTCATCTTTGGATGGCTTTGCATCGACCTGACACAAGAGCTTCAAAATGTATGCTTCAGAATTACATAAAACTACCAGAGAATACTAGGGTTAAAAATATAGATATGAGATTCGGGACAATTAAATAGATGGAAATATATAAAGAAAAAGCGTTAATAATAAACACTAAAAAACCTGACATGATATTAGATAACGTTGTAAAAAGTAAGTTGGTAAAAACTTATGACAATGGTGTATCTAAAATTATAGTTAATTGGGGTTTGGATGAGGTTTTAAAACTATCTAGTCTACGTTTAAAAAATTTATTAACTCCTATAAACAAAGAATACAATTGGCCTGGTATACACAAACCTTTTGATCATCAAAAAACCACTTCTGAATTTTTATCAGCCTACAAAAGAGCTTATTGTTTGAGTGAGGCAGGTACTGGTAAGACCTCAGCTGTTATATGGGCCGCTGATTATTTAATGAACAAGAAAAAAATTAATCGTATGTTAGTGGTGTGCCCTTTATCCATTATGCAAGCGGCTTGGCAATCAGATTTTTTTAAAACTGCCATGCACAGAACTGTAGCTCTAGCTCATGGTACTCCAACTAAAAGAAAAAAGGTTTTAGCAGAGAATACAGATGTTGTTATTATTAATTATGATGGGATTGAGATAGTAGAAAAAGAAATAGCGGAAGGAGGTTTTGATCTTATTGTAGTTGACGAAGCTAACTATATTAAAACTGTTACTACTAGAAGATGGAAGGCTTTAAATCGTATAGTAAAAGATGATACTTGGGTTTGGTTATTAACAGGAACGCCCGCTGCTCAATCTCCTGCAGATGCTTATGGCTTAGCTAAGTTGGTAAACCCCTCCCTCGTGCCCAAATACTACGGCACTTTTAAAGATATGGTTTTACAAAAAGTTAGTCAGTTTACTTGGATTCCCCGTGCAAAAGCTCAAGATATAGTTTTCAAAACGTTACAACCTGCCATACGATACACAAAAGAAGAGTGCCTAGATTTACCTGACGTTACGTATCAGGTACGCGATGTTCCTCTTACACCTCAGCAAGACAAATACTATAAAAAACTAAAAAAAGAAATGTTTATACAAGCAGCTGGAGAAGAAATAACTGTAGTAAATGCGGCTGTTATGCTTACTAAATTACTACAAGTTAGTGCAGGTTCTGTTTATGCAGACAATAAAAAAATTATAGAGTTTGATGTGTCAAACAGAATGACAGCTTTAAAAGATATTATTAATGAAGCAAGCCACAAAGTAGTTATTTTTGCACCTTTTAGAAACAGCATTGAGTTAATAATAACGGAGTTAACTAAATTAAAAATAACTTGCGATGCTATAAACGGTGATGTAAGTATGAACAAACGCTCTCAAATATTTAAAAATTTTCAAGAAACAAAAGATCCACAAGTTTTAGTAGTGCAGCCACAATCAGCTTCGCACGGTGTTACTCTACACGCAGCTAACGTAGTCGTGTTTTGGTCACCCGTTGTGTCAGTAGAAACATATATACAATGTTGTGCTCGTATGGATCGAGCGGGTCAGCGTAACCCAATGACGGTAGTACACCTACAGGGTAGTCCTGTAGAATCAAAGATATATAAAATGTTACAAGGTAAAATTGAAGACCACGTAAAATTAGTTGATTTATATAAAGAAGAGTTAGGTATAATTTAATTTAATAAAACGCTTGACATTGTCTACACTACTATCCTATACTGGGAATCCATTTAATGAGAGGAGCAACACATGGAACTAGATGATAATCAGCTTGAAAAGCTTATGCAAGCTGATATTAATATGAGAGAGTCAATAGCAACCCTTGAATCTCAAATAAGCGAAATCAAAACTAAACGTACACAAGTGCAAGAAGCCTTAAACGAAGCTTGCAGAACTTTAAATGTTACAAGCATTAAAACTAATGTAGGGACATTAACTAGAAAACTAAAGACTAGGTATTGGACAAGCGACTGGCCACAAATGTACAAGTTTATGAAAGAAAACGATGCTTTAGAATTAGTTGAAAAGCGTATACAGCAGTCAAACATTAAACAGTTTATATCTGACAACCCTGAGTTATCCCCTCCAGGTTTACAGTCAACGAGTGAGTATACTGTTTCAATACTTAAAAACCGTTCTAGAAAGGAAGACTAGTGGATATATTTGATGAAACTCAAAACGTCAAGACTACTAAAGTTGATAGCTTCAGCAGTAAAA